GTCGTCTTTTTAACATTGCTTTGTATTCACGCTGAGATTGTATTCTTTTCAAGTATTGTCTAATACGGTACCTTTGTATAGGGGTCATTCCCATAGTATCCTCCCACTCTATTAGTTACTGTTTTATTTAGTGAAAAATGTTAGAAAATATTACACTAGACGCCAAAGAAAATATATGATATATTAACTGTATAAACTAATAAAGGAGAATATATGAATATAGAAAAACTTGATGATAAAGTCAAATCGTTATTAGATAAGACTGAAACAGAAATGTTTAAGTTAATCAATGATTATAATGAATCTATTGAAGATAACGAGGACTTGATAGAAGTGGATACCGTAGATTTATCTAGTAAGTTTGATGACTTAAAAGACTATGTATCCGACTATGGTGAATAACAAAAATAACCGAAAAAATTTTTAGTCTTTTTATTAAGAAAAGGCCTCCTGTTTATTAGGGTTGGTTGTTATTGCATTTATAGATTAAAAAGCTGGCCTAGTTTACAATGCTCGGGCTTATATAGGAGGATTCTAAGGATTTAAATCTATTGTAGAACCTCTAATTACTGTACTACCTGTTGTATTGTGAGTTGTACTTCCTTCAACTGTTTTTGTTTCTGATCCTTGTACATTTAAATTGTAGTTACCACCTACATTGACATTGAAGTCAGCACCTACATCAAAGTTAAACTGACCTGTCTTTGTTACTACATTCAGGTTGCCATTGTCTACCTGTATGTTGACATTAGCACCTGGCCCTACTTGTATGTCGTAGTTGTTATTCTCTTGTCCGTTCTTATTAATATAAACCTTATGGCGACCGTTAATAGTAATATCAGAATCGCCTTGTATAAATGCCTTGTTATTGCTAGAGGTAATAGAGTAATGACTGTTTTTAACTAGCGTAACTAGGTCGCCATTAGGCAGCATTTCGTATGATGTGCCACTCTTATGTCTTTCGTGTATTCTCTCATTTAACTCGGTGTCGTCATATTCTTTTATGTGGCCGCTTTCTGATTCAAATACGTGATTGTAAGGGTATGCCGCCTTGTATGTAATCTCAGGTTCATTCCAGTTATCTGTATCACTGGCACTTATATTACTACCTACCTCATCAAAGTCAGCAGTAGGTATATCTTTTATTCTTTCTGCTTTTCTTAATGTTAATGTGCTGTGTTCTTTGTCTGCATTGTTAACTGCTAACCTATTGGTATCCGGTTCGTCCATCTCTTTAGGATAAACCGAGATGCCTGTTGGCTGGCCATCGGCATCCAAACGACTGTTAGGATCATAGAAACCTAATTCCGTATTACCTAATTCAGCAGGCCGGCCAGGTAATGTACCAACAACTACCGGTTCTTGTTTAATCTCATCTCTAAAATATCCCCATACCCAACTGCCTTCTACAATAAAAGAAGGTGACTGACCAAGACCAGATATGCCTGAGGCAGTCGTAGGCAAGGTAACACTTGCCCAAGGCAAGTCTGCTGTGGGTAATGAGAGTTTGTCGCCTATGTGTACGCCAAGACATCTCACACGCAAACGGCCAGTCATCTCAGGATCGTGCCTGTCCTCTACTACACCAACAAACCAATCAAATTTATTTCCGAGAAATGCCATTTAATCCTGCCGATATATGTTTATTTTTAATCACTACGCTATATGTCATTTTTTACTATTTAATTCTTTCCTACGCAACTCGTCTAGTTCTTCGTTATTGTGTACTATTAAGTCTGTATACCCTAGGGTTGCCTTACTAATGTCTATATTACTATACTTATCGTTGATCCAGGCAGTCGCTAGACTGACTTTATCTCCTAGTATTGTCCATATGCTGTGTGTGCCTTTGTAAAACTTATGGTATCTATTGTAATATAATATACAGTCTATCTTATAGTGAGTATTCTCTATCATATTATTAAATTTGTCTTTACATCTCTTGCTGATGTCTTTAATCTGTGTTTTTATGTTCATTCTCATTATCTTTGCTCAGTTAATTGTTTTCTCTCATATTGTGGCAGTTGGCCAGCCGCTATCAAAAAAAATTCTGACTCTTAGCAGCTCTAAGCCTTGTCTATGTTATACTGCGAATAACTTAATCCTTCTTCGTTCTCTTGTCCTGTGAATAAATCTATATTATCCTCAGGTAGTCCTACACTATAACTGTCTTTTACTAGTTCTACGGTCATTGTGTGCGTTTTACTCATTTTTAAACCTACATTGTGTTTTATTTCTGTTATTAGATAACGACCAGTTAGATATGGGTCATTGTCTTTATCTGCGGAGTTCTTTAATTCTTTAAAACTAGGGTGTGTAAAGTGAACAACCTCACCTACACTTATGCCTGTGAATCCTGGTACCTTTATTTCAAGTATTATAGATGATAACGCTGCTTTCTGCGATATTCTCTTGTCTTCATTATGACTATGACCTAGGTATTCATATTCATTGTGTACTTTTGATGTGCCTGAAACTAGATGTATTTTTGTGTCTGCATAATCTGATATTGTTTTACCTAGTGCAAAGTTAAAGAAAGGTACAACTGCCTTATCTTCTCCTTCTTCTAAATGATTTTGTTTTGTATAGTTTAAATGATAGTCAAATCTATCTACTGCAACTGTCTTATTAAAACTGTCGTGTGTAATAGTCTTACTAGCAAATGTACCATAGTTTAGTAATCGTAATGTGTCCACTTGACTTTTTATCTTAAAGTCTGATACTGCCTGCAAAGCGTTGATTATATCTCTATCACCTTTTTCATCTCTATATGCAACTATCTTTGGCGAATATCTTGCTCTTACTGGTTTAGGTGCGCCACCTTCTTCACAAAACATAGATTCAAATGTCTTATAATGAAATCCCTCTCCTGTTTCATAAAACTTATAACCTGAATTGTCAAAACTTTTTGATTCTGATAACATAGATATTTGTTTGATAGCGTGTAATGGTTTAACACGAGGTGCAATATACTTAGCAACTGTCTTTGTTTCTTCTATAATCAAGTTCTTTTTACTGTCTAAATCACTTCTTACTAAATCTTGTATTGCCTCATCTGTTGTACCTGTAAATGCTCTGGATACTTTTGATAAGTCATTCTTAACTCTTTCCATACTGCAAAATTCTAATGTGTATGATTGTGTTCTATCTTTTAACATTGCCTTATTTCTAATGCCTGTTATCATCATAGGGTGTCCTGATTTTACAGAAAAGTCATAACCTCTTTGTTCACCTGGTGTATATAATTTAAATTCTATTCTTTCAAATCCTGTTAAGGGTAACATACTGATTAAGTTAACACCGTCAATGATACCTACATCACCGTGTAAAAAAGGACTCTCTAAACTTTCATAGATATTTAATTCTAATACTTGGTCTGTTATGATTTGTCTGAATATACCCTCGTCACCTTCTCTATGATAAGGTATGATATGAACATCTGTTAGTATGAAGTTACCTGGTCGCTCTAATAAGGTATTGCTTGCGTTAAAATATGTCATTATTATCCACTCGTTAATTTCTCAAATTCCTCTATGAATATTTGTAAGTAAGCAGGGTCTAGTAATTTAATTTGTCGTTTTTCATCTTGTAGTCTATCTTCATATTCTCTATTACTGATTGATTGTGCTCCTACATCCGTAGATTGACATTCTATAAGGTGTGAATAATCGGCAGGTCCTTGTCCTGTTGTACGACCACTAGATTGTAGTTTCTCATAATGATGTACTGCTTCTGGATTGTCGTATTTGTTGTAAATATATTGTTCAAACTCTTGTATAGATAATGGCCAACCATAGTATCTATCTGTTATATTGTTTGTTAATAATATTACCCAATGATATTGTGCATTACCAAAATGTCTATATGCAACATCTTCAGGTTTCTCTCCACTTACTACATCATATTTGTCATATAAGGTTGCAACATCAAATGCTTTATCTCTTATTTTGACTCTTGTAAATAAATCTGTTAATAATTTTAAATTACCATCGCCTTTTAAATCGTAATACCCTTGTGAAAAATAATTGAAATACATTAAAATCCTTCAGATATAGTTTGTTTTGTCATAATTTCTGTTTCAGAAAATGTCAAATTTAATTTAGATATAACAGGCATAGCACCGTGAACATCTGATTTAAATGTATGGAATACACCTTCAGGTGCATAATCAACTGACATATCTTGTAATACACATCTACTAATTTTAGGTAAATATGTGTTGACTTTATCTCGGTAGTAATACATTATTTGAAATTCAGATGGCGTAATCATATATTTTTCGTTTGATACATCTGGTGCCATATGAAATTTAAATAACTGCATAATTTTATTTACTGACTCAACCTCTTTTTGATTTTTAGGTGCAAAGTCAAACTCAAAATTAAAACTTCTAAATGGTACAGATTGAAATGCTAATTCCATTCTCGGGTTAAGTGCTCTACCAGTTTGTTTTGTAAAGAAACCAGCAGCACCAGGAAATGCAACTTCAAGTGCCCCTTGCATAACTTGTCTACCTATCACACCACCTGTTTCCATTAACATACCTAATATATCTGTCATACCTTGACCAGCAGTTACATCACCTGACATAAAACTTGCAATATTCTTTTTGACATTACCACTTGCGTCTTTTAACATTGCTATATTTTTTGTTTCTGCTTGTTCATAAGTTGCCTTATAATCAAATTTTGCTGAGGCAGGAGTGTATAATATAATAGATGAACCAAGGTGTTTATGTGTCTGCGTTTGACCTTCTCTATGAAGACCTGATTTAGTACCTTTCAAAATAGATTGATCTAAACCTTGTTTCTTAAATCTTTCCCTTCTTTGTCGGTGTCCAGGTGATTCTCCTAAACCAAAATTGCTATCTATATTGCCAAATTTACTAGAAACGAAACTATTACGAGGTCCATCAGATTTCAATGATCTTGTATTCCATATTGTATCAAACATTATATAATGACCTTCACCTAAATTTGATGTTTCTTCAGGATAAAATACCATACCATATTTAAATGGGTCGTTATCTGCTGATAAGTGAGCGGTAGGCGATTTGTCTATGTCTAACCTAGACTTACTTGCTAGTTTAGCAGCAAGTTTAGTTGTGCTACCACCAGCAGCAAATTTTGACATTAATGTTTTGCCAATCTGATTTGCTATTTGACCTTTGATTACATTTGCTACTTTTGATGTCCAACTCATTTTTATATCCTTACTAAATATTGTTATAACTATTTATATGATATGAGCAAGTCTTTTAAGGGAATATATAAACCAACAAACCCTAAAAAATATGTTGGCAACCCAAATAATATAGTATATCGTTCACTTTTAGAGCGTAAATTTATGGTCTATTGTGATAACAATCCTGGCATAACAAATTGGGCAAGTGAAGAATTACCTATAAGATACTACAATCCTATTGACAAGAAATACCATAGATACTTTCCAGACTTCATACTAAAAACAGACAAAGGTAAAAAGATGTTGATTGAGATTAAACCCTCTCGTCAATGTGCTAGACCTAAACCACCTAAAAAGAAAACTAAATCGTATATGCGTGAGAGTTTTGAGTTTATTAAAAATCAGGCAAAGTGGAAAGCGGCAACTGTTTATGCTGAAGATAACGGTGCTGTGTTTAAAATAATTACTGAAAAAGATTTAGGTTACAATTATTAATATTATTCAATAGTTTCAGAAAATCTGCTGTATCTGTGATTAGCATTTACAACTGAGGAATGATTAGCATTGCTAGTTTGACTCATTGCGTTTGTCGTTGCTACATTTACTTCACCAGTACCACTTGAGGTTTTAGACAATGCGTCATTGTTTATAGTCGTGTTGCTATCTTTTCTTGTTTCAATATTTCGCATTGATTTTGATAAGTCTGATTCAGTACCATCTTTATTAAACATAGGACCTGTTTTTCTAAACAATGATGTACTTTGTCCAGGTTTAAGATCCAATTGTTCATTCATTCCTTCACTATCGTGTGCTGCTTCACCTGCTATATCGCCTGCTGTACCTGCCTTAGGACCATCAGGACCATCTTTAAACTTGTCATATAGTTTTTTCAAACCTAAAATAGCGCCAAGAGCCGCCATACCTATCAATACTTTTTTGTCTGTTAATAGTCTTAATAAATTTACTGCAACTAAAGCTAACCCTACTAGTATTTGTCTACCTATTTGTGCAATTAGTTTTTTGAAACCAGTAATTAGAGGACCAAATAATTTGCCTAATATCTTCAATGGTTTTAGTACATCCATTATAACATTTTTCATTATCAAAAATGGTTCAGCAAACATTTGCAATTGACTTGTAAATTCATCTGCAATATTCATAATAAAATCAGGTACATATTCTCTTATACCTTCACCACCACTATCTCTCTTACTACCACCACCGCCACCAAATCCAAACAAACCTGTGCCTGGTAAATCTTCATCACTTTCAATACCCAATGTGCTTTTTAATGTTTCTTTTCTTTGTTCCATCTCTTGTAATTGTTCGTAACTCTTACTTACAAATTCTTTTTTGACTTGTATTTCTGCTTCACTTAAAAAAGCACTTTTCTGTAATAGTTTTTCTTCTTTAGACTTTTCTCTTTTTAATTTCTTTGTATCTCTTAATACCTGTTTTAATGTATCAGTTCTTTGTTTGATTTCTTTTCTACTTAAAACATTAATCTTGCCTGTAATCTCGTTAACTTCAACCTTAGCACCTTTTTCTCTCATTTCAATTATTTTTCGTTCACTTTTTATAGTATTTTCTTCTCTATCTTTTAGAAATTTCGCTAAACCTTTGTTATATTTTGCTAAATCTAAACCTAGTTTACTAGTAATTTGTTCTAATTTTTCTAGTGATATTTTAAATTTCTCTACTGATCCTGTTCTTATATCCTCAGCGATTTCTGATAACATACTAGGAATGCTAGGTATAACTGCCTTAGCAGCACCTTCTAGTGATATTCTAGTTCTACTGAAAATTACATTAGCGATTTCTTCAACTGCTTTTTTAAAACCACCTGGTGCTCTAGGTCCTGAATCAGGACCTCGTGTTTTACTAGGTAAATTAAATTCAGTTTCTAAAGGTGCTATTT